TAATAAGTCTGTAGATCTGCAGCAGTTTGTACCTCACGCAAGTAATCATCTACACGCTTGTTGTACTTAAGACCCATATCCTTCATAGTCTTGTAGGCATCCCAAGAGAAACCTGACTTGTGAGGAATAAGGAACGCTGCTCCTTGTGGATAGCGGTCAAATAGACCTTTGTTTTCCTCTACAAAAGTACCTGATTCTTCTGCATATCGAATGATAGCAACAGTCTTCTTCTCAGATTCTGGAATAGTAAATGGGATCTGGTTAGGGAATAACTCAACCCACTTAGCCATAGCTGCATCGTAATCGCCAGGGTACTGATCTAGTAGACCGTTCCAAGCCTGCTTAAAGTTGGCCTTACCATTGTCTTTAATCCAGTCAGACATATCAGCCTTAAGCTGAACCTGTGGAGATGCTGGTGCAAAGAATCCAAATACAAAGCGTGTACCAAGAATACCTAGAACAGTGTTCTTAACACGCTGACGGTACTCTTCTTGCTCCTGAATAGTAGGAGGAATCAGATTACCTGTCTCATCATACTTCTGTGGTAGTCCGTGACCACCTGCTTCAAGGTATGTTACCGCTTTACGCCACGCACTTGCGTACTGTGAGTCACGTTCATCTGTGCTCATAGTTTCGTATAGACGATTGATGTGAGCAGGTAGGAAAGCAGATACGAATGAGCGTCCTACTGCGTACTTACCCATAGAAAGTTGGGTAATTGTGTCTGCAGCACCTGGTGCTCCAGCAACATCTACTAGGTTTGATATAACCTTCATAGATACACCGGCTAATGGACCTGAAAACGTAGGAATCAAAGAGTCTTGGTTCAAAGATGGGGTAAGCATCTTGACTTGTGCGCCAAACTGCACAGGAAATGGTGTCTTAAAGTCAGCAGGAATACCTATTGCTGTCATTGCACCACGTACTGCTGTGTAGATAGGCTCAATACCAGGATAGACGAAGTACTTTTCGCCTTGGTCATCCTCTTGAATCCAACCATTGTGAGCAATACCATCATAAGTAAGCGCTGCTTTGCGAATAGCCATTGGGTTATAGGCAACAACGCGAGACATACGACGATAGAAGTCCTCAGTTGCACGATAAAAGCGCGAGAAGTTACGCGCTCCAAATGCTAACTGTGTACGAACAAGTGGATTATCCACATATTGTAGTACTTCAGATACTGCACGCTCTTCAACTAGCTCTGCAAACTGACGCTTTGCACGATCTGTAGCTGTGGCAATCTTCTTTGGGTCTGCTTGGTCAACCTTGCTAACAACAGAGTTAACGTATGCTTGCTCAAAGCCAGACTTCTTCATCTCTTTACGAATCTTAATGATCTCGTTAAACACAATAGGCTGACGAGACATACGTGAGTTAGCAAGACCTAGCCAAGTCCAACCCTTTGACATCAAGGATGCTGTTACGTTGCCTGATTCTGATAGAGGAACTAACTGAGGTCCAAGCACGTATGATGGAATATCTGCATCATCTAACTTAGATACATCATCTAGTGATAGTTGACCGGAGATAATGTATTCTCCCTGGTCATTCTGCACACGAATCTTATTAAGAAGGTCTAGGTTAATCTCTTTAGGAGCATCTGGTGTAGCGCCACGCTTTTCAAAGATTTCTGCTGCTCGATTGTAAACAATCTCAGCGTGTTGTCTTTCGTCAATGCCTTTTGCTGCAAGTTGTGCTTCTTTACGTAGAGTTGGATTCTTTTGCATCCAATCCATAATCTTTTGTATAGCAAGAGCCTTGCCCTCTGGTGTATTGCTAAGGTTTGCTACGGCAACAGCACCAAGTTTATCGTTTGCATAGTAGTTAATACGCATCATCCAAGTAAGCATTGCTGCTTCATCTTGGTTACCTAATGAACGAGCTTCAAACTTACGACCATCTTTTGCGATTCCGTACTTTTCAGCCTTTGGCTCATTGATTACAAGAGCTTCGCTGCGAACACCGTGCGAACGTGTGAAGATAGTTGACCGTGTGATGAAGTCTCCACCAGTAGCAAAGTTACCAGCACCTTCAGAAACCATAGCAAGAGAGTTATCTAGGTTTCCGTATATAAGATGCTCTGCAAGGATAGCTGCTTCTTCTTCAAACATAGGCTTCATACCTAGTGCTTGACGATAGCGGTTAACTCGTCCAGATGTAAGAGCGGTAGCAACGATACGACGGGTCTGACCTACCGCACCACCTGCTGTACTCTGCTTAAGAGTTTCAATCTCTGCTGCGAGATTTGCTTTAACAACAGGATCTGTTGTGATCTTCATTGTTTCTTTTTTAGCTTTAATCTCATCACGTGCTTTGACAATCATATCGTCAACTGCTGTAATTTCAGCTTCATACTTAGCTGCTTCATTCTTGTTAAGAATACGAAGCACTCCACCTAGTGGATTGTCTGACCAAGTTTTAGTTTTTCTTGCACCTTCTAGCGCTGTGTTAACGCGAGTTGAAAGATAACGACTCTTGGCAAGACCCCAAGGGCTGCCACCGATAGCAAGGTGGACCATAAGATCTTCAGATGCGTTACGAATAGCATAACGTGGACCAGCAAGTGTTAGAAATGACCAGTATCCAGTCATATCATCTACCCAGCCTTTATTGGCTTGACCAAACATTCTGCCAATAAGACCACTACGCGCTGATGCTCTGTCAATATCTACAAGGCTAGGCGTTGTCATAAAAGGATTGTAGTCAGATGGGATTGCACCCAGGTCCTGAAAGTCATCAGCAAAGTTTCCTACAGAGAACTTAGCATCACCCTTAGTAACAGTCTGGTTAACAATCTTTTGACCAGCTTCTGTAAGATTTAGACCGCGTACTTCTGCGATAGTTCCCCAGATGCCTTTAACCATTTCCTTGCGCTGACCTATTTCAGTTGACGCTTCAAAGGTTTCTGCAATCATTCTTGCATCGTACTTAGTCATTACAAGACGTGCTAAACGATAGACCTGTGTTGAGGCATCTGCTGCAGTTACATCGAATACATCATCCTTGAACATAGGAGCGATGTTGAACTTAGACTTAAACTTATCTAAGCGTTCTCCAACTGCCCTAGATGATAGACGTAGAGCACCCTTTATATCTTGAGATGCTTTTACCTTTTCACCAAGAATAGTGGCATCTTCTGTAAGTGTCTTACGGATTCCATCTGTATCTGGTAGTTGACCGTATAGGTCATCCATAATTCTAGGAGCAAACTTATCAATGTTGATTACTTTATCAGCACCAGTAACGATTGCTATACGTGCCTTACGTGTGGCATCTAAGCGTGGAAGAATAACGCGCTTGCGTCCGACTGAACCCTTTAGTAGTCCAACAGATTCTTCTGTATTTAGCAGGAAAGCCTTTGCTGTATTAGCATCTACTATGTCAGCCTTTTGGAATACTCTGATTACTTCTTGACCAAACTCAGGAGCAAGTGTCTTAAGAGCATCACGAGCTTCTACTAATTCTTTGCCCTTGGCATTGGAGTTCTGAAGTCCTGTGTACTTAGCAAGAGCTGTTCCATACTGATTCCAAAATGCTGTAGCGTTAGGATTAGCGAAATACTCTGCTACCTTCTCGCCCTTAGTAATAACATCAAGTGAGTACTTGCTTACTACATACATAGAGCGCAACTTTGATGCAACAACAAGTGGATCTGCAAACAAACGATAAGCAGCATCTGTGGTTCCAGCTACTAATCCGTAGACTAAGCCGTTCTTTTCAAGAGCTTCAGGAAGGATAGCGTTAGCAAGTTGACGACCTGGAGAGAACTTAGCTCTATCAACTTCTGCAAGAGTGTCATTAAATAGGTCGCGTGCTGCTTCAACATCATTTACATTGGCAACAGTCTTGTTACGTGGGTCTGCCAACATAATATACTTCTGTTGCTCAGGTGTAGCGGTTGCAAATATCTTTGATACGTCTTCGCCACCCTTGATACGCATAGCAATATCTACTGCGTCGCGTCCGTACTTTGCTCTGGCGTTTTCAATACGTCCTTCATTAAATACTTTGTCGCCTTTGTCGTTTGCTTTATCCCAAGCAAAACCAATTTCGCCTTCAGATAGTGGAATAGCAATAGCGCGATAAGCGCGAGTCATTGCATCAGATGCTTCGATAGTACCCTTAACAGCAAGTGTTATAGGGTTGTAGTTGGCAGCATAGTGCCAAGCAGTACCAAGCCAGCCACGAGATGGCTTAGTAGCAGGATCTTCTGTTCCATACTTCTTAACAAGGTCTGCCTGTTGGTCAGGAGGCAATGCTGCATACTTAGCTGCAGCTACCTCTTTAGGAAGGTTAGATAGTTCTCTGTGTACAAAAAGAGATTTAACTAAATCATCAACTTGTTTTTTTGGCTGACCTTGAAGGTTTGCAGCTAACGCTGCTGCTTTAAGATTATCAGCCATTAGTTACCCTGTGCTAGTGCTTCTTGGTACAGGACTGCAATCTCTCCGGTATTGTCGTAAGGAAGCATTTGTGCTAAAGAGTCTGAAAGTTTAATTGTATTCTTGTTCATCATCAATGCTTCTGAACCAGGACCAGGACCGCGATCTAAACCTGCAGTAATTGGTCGTGTTTCATCTGACATTGCAAATAATTCTGTTGGCGCTGTTCTTGTAGTAGCCTCACGTACATCTCCTGCACGTGCTGGGTTAACATCACCAGTCTTACCTAGCGGAGCACCAGACTTAATAGCCTGTGTCTCAACGCCTTCACCGTATGCTGTGGAACCCATTTCTAACTTATCTGTACGTACTGCGAACTTACCTGGACCTGATACGCCTGCCTTTGGGTTCATCGGTGCAGTTGTCATTTGTCCTCCTGTAATTTCTCTAAATCTGCTGTCATATCTTCCCAAGCCCTATTGGTTTGAGTCAGATGATTTGATTGATAAATTGCTAACTCCATTAACTCGCCTGTTAAGGTTTCAATTGATGAAGCAATGTTGTGTATAAAGCCCACGCCTACTACAACAAGATCGAGAAAGCGCACTGGACGAGGAATGTAATTATCATCTTTCATCGCCCAGTACACCTCTCATTAAAAAGTTATTATCCCTTTTTTACTGCGTTGCCACGACGGCCTGCTGGCATCATTGATGGAACTACCTTGCCACCTGCTGGCTTGGATGTGTCCTTCTTGCCTTCTACTGGCTTTGACATTGGCGCTGCTGCGCGAGATCCCTTGTTCATATTTACACCTCCTCTGCTTAAGCTGCGCCGGTGATACCAGCGAGTAATTGGGCTATATCTGGACGTTGACCAGCAGCAGGGGCCATACCACCTTGTTCTTGTGGAGGTTGCGCTGAGGCTGGGGCGGGGGCCGCACCTGCTGCTGGAAGCTGTTGCTCCATACCTGGTGCCATTGGTGGCATCTGCGGGGTTGGAGCTGGTTCTGGTGTAAATGCTTTTTCGATTGTGCTCTCTAGCGATTGGCCCTTTTGCCGACCTTGGATAACAGACGCAATGCGGGTGATAATCTCACTAGGGTCTTGGCCTTGCGCTGCAAGGGCCGGAATGGCTTGAGCATACTGAGCAACAGCCACGCGCAAAGAATCGCGCATTTCTTCGATATCAACACGTTGTTCCTCCTGCGTAACATTCAAGTCCATTGGAATCTCACGACGTACATAGTCACGAGATACGAGCTTGTCTGAACGCATTTGTAGTAAAGCAATGATGGCACGGTTTGGGTCCATACCAGACATAATTCCGTAGCGTACATCTACGCCGTACTCACCCTTGATGTCACGAGATGGTGTGTACTTTAGAACGTAAGGTGTTCCATCATCTGAACCCTTGATGGTCTTTGGAATACCACCAAATACTTTCTCATCTGCTTCAAAGCAAACTGAGATAAGTTCTTGGAACATACGAGCAAACTGTGCCTGTGCTGACTTGATCTGTGTATCAAAGCCTGCT